CGGGGCGCCAAACTCGCAGCGAACCTGTACCGCAAAGAAGCAGAACGCCCCGAGCTCGCAACCGGATGGGCCATGGGTCCCCGTGAAGTTGAGCTCGCAGCGATCGGCACCCCATTCTTGAGGGACCCTCGTCCCGAGGGCGATGCCCTCTTCCCATTCCTGCCCACGTTCGACACACCAGCCGAGATGGAGTCCCAGATCCGCTGGCATCTCTCCCGACCCGACGTCCTCGAGGACCTCGGCCGGCGAGCCCGCGAAGCCGTCCATGACCGGACGTTCGCAAACAGCGCTGCACGAATGCTGCGACTGCTCAACCTGTAACACCCCAACCACCCAACCCCGAAGGAGCGCAAGCCGATGGCACGCGTCGCTGGCCGCCAGGGCCACCTCTACGTCCAGCTCGACGGAGCACAGGCCGTCCCGCTGGTCTACATCAACAACTGGAGCCTGAACGCCACGACCGACAAGTTCGAGGTCACGGCGTTCGGCGACACCACGAAGTCCTACGTCGCGGGTCTCCCCGATGCGCAGGGCTCGTTCGCCGGGTTCTACGACGACACGGCGACGACCGGCTCGGCGTACCTCTTCTCCGTGGCCTCTGCCGGCCTCGCCAAGAAGGTGTACCTGTACCCGACGACTCCGTCGACGTCGGGCCCGTACTTCTGGGGCACCGCGTTCCTCGACTTCTCGGTCACGACCGACGTCGGTGGCGCGACCCAGATCAGCGGCACCTTCGCTGCGGCCTCGAGCTTCAACAAGGTCGGCTGATAGCAGATGGAACTCGCTGCAAACGGTTGGGAGGTAACCGTCGCGGGGAAGGTCGTCAGGCTGGACGACCTTCCCCTCGCAGCGTGGCAACGCATCACCGAAGTCACCGGCGAACAGTGGGTCGAGGCCTACTACAAGCCGTTGGTGGACCTGAGCGTCGCACGCATGCTGGTTGCCGAATGCTGCAAGACCATCAACGAGAACCCGGACCCCATCCTCGAGGCACTCACCGTGCCTGGGCTTGTCGCCATGTTCAACCAGGCGACAGATGACCTCCCCGTTGAGGTCAGTGATGGGGTCCCTCAGCAGGGGGTCGATTCCTCGACGGATGGCTCGGCATCCTGATTCGACCCCCGTACTGCTTCACTCCTCGTCAGGTGCGTGAGGACTTCACCGTCCGCGATCTGATGCTTCTGAACCTCATCTCGGAGTCCTGATGTCCTACAAGGTGATTATCGACATCATCGCCAACGGACAGAAGGCCGTCGCCGAGTTCGACAAGGCCGGACGTTCGGCCGAACGCATGGCGAAGAAGACATCCGACGAGGTCGAGAAGTCTCGGATCTCAATGGAGAAGTTTGGCCGGCAGGCCGGTATCGCCGGCGCGGCGATGATCGGTGCTGCCGGCACCATCGCGTATGCGATGGGCAGCTGGGTGAAGTCCGCACAGGATGCGGAACGCGCCCAGCTGCAGTTGGAGTCGTCCGTCAAGGGCGCCTACGGATCATCGTCGGATGCCGTGAAGGCGTTTGAGGCTCAAGCGAAGGCCATCCAGAAGGTCACCGTGGCGTCCGACGAGGACGTGATGAGCATTCAGGCCATGCTCGCACAGTTTGGTCTCACGGAACGCCAGGTCACCACCCTGACGCCTTTGGTCGTCGACATCGCTCGTAAGTGGAACATCGACTACGTCTCCGCTGCGAAGGCCGTCGAGAAGTCTGCGGACGGCAAGACCACTGCTCTCAAGAAGCTCGGGATCCAGGTCGACGAGACGAAGGCCAAGACCGACCCATACATCGCAACGGTCGAGGCCCTGCGTCGTGCGGCGGGCGGTTTCGCCGAGCAGGAGGGTAAGACCTTCGCCGGGCAGACGGCCATCCTCAAGAACCAGATGGACGAGCTCAAGGAGAGTCTCGGTCGCGGTGTCTTGACAGTCCTGAACGATGTGCTTCCCGTCGTCAACGGCGTCGGCGGCGCGTTCACAAGCCTGGACGAAAAGACTGGGAACCTCATCGGATCGACCGCTGCAGTTGGCACCGGATTCCTAGCAGTCAGTGGCGGCGCACTCCTAGCATTCTCGGCTGTCATGAAGTTGAAGGCTGCGTATGCGGCGGCCGCTGAGTCGAGTGCAGCATTTGCAGTCGCTCAGGGAGCAATCGCGGTGACCGCCGTCGCAGCTGCCGGCGTGGTCATTGGAGCCGCTCTTGGTGGAGCGATCAATGAACAGCTCTACAACTTCGGCGAGCGAGCAAGCGACGGCTACAAGCAAGCTCTGAGCGCCGAGAGTGGCAAGGAGATCACCAAGGGCTTCCTTGAGGCCGCACGAGGTGAGGCAGGCCGCACGGGCAACATCCTCGGCGGCGTTGTCGCTGGTATTAGAGACAATGTCAAAGCCCTCTTCACAGGTGGAGACAGTGTCGACGTACTCAAGGGAATCACCGGCGCAGGGTTTGACAAGGCATTCTCGAAGATCGCAGCCAGCAGCACCGACAGCGCGCGCTCGATCTTGGACTACGTGAACGCCAACAAGGATCTGAAGAAGTCTCTGGAAGCCAACGGTGCGAACCTTGATGAGTACGCACGTCGCCTAGGCGACGTCAACGATCTCAACAAGGACGGGAAGACCACGGCGGAGGAGTTCATCCAGGCTCAGGAAGATCAGGCGCAAGCCGGTCAAACGTTGATCGAAGTGGTCGGCGGACAAGCTGCGGCTGCTCGAGGCTTCCTAGATGCGACCCTCGGTGTCATCAACGCTCAGAAGGGTCTCAAGGACGCGCAAGACGCATACAACGAGGCTGTCAAGAGTGGCGACCCCGCGAAGATCACTGAGGCGCAGACACTGTTGCAGGGTGCCTTGCTCTCACTCGCGGCTGCGCAAGATCAAGCCCGAGATGCTGCGTTCAAGCACGCCGAAATATTGTTGGCGTTGCAGGCGACGGCCGGCGACAAGGCCAGCTTCGATGCTGCGATTGAGAAGCTCACGCAGATGAAGGAGATCCTGACCGATCCAGCAGAGAAGGAAGCGATTCAGGAACGAATCGACGCCCTGGTTCTGCTCGGCATTCAGGCCAACCAACCTCTCAACCTGAATGACACGAATGTCCTCGCAAGCCTGATGCGGTTGAAGGCAGCTGGAACAATCACAGAAGACCAGCTGAAGGCCCTGCAGGCGCAGTGGACCGTGACCGTCGATACAGGTTCCGCACAGAACTCCGTCGATGTGCTTGCTGGACGTCTTGAAGGCGTACGCGATCTCCTCGAGCTCATCAACGGATCTGGAACTGGTCCCGTGGGCCCTGCCAACCAGCAACTGCAACAGTTCATCATGTTGAAGACCGCGCATCCCGATTGGTCAAACGACCGGATCTGGAACTGGATCGCCAACCACCGCGCATCTGGCGGCCCCGTCGCAGGAGGTACTCCGTATCTCGTCGGCGAACAGGGCCCCGAGCTATTCGTGCCAACCGGCAATGGCATGATTGTCCCGAACTCGCGCCTCAACGCCACCGGCGGCAGCAGTGCTATGGGCGGCATCACCGTCAACGTCTCCTCGAGCGCGTTGTCCACACCCGCCGAGATCGGTGCTGCACTCGTCGATGCCCTCACCGCCTGGTCACGTCGCAATGGACGGCTCCCCGCTCCCCTGGTGGCCTGACCATGGCCGACATGCCGACCCTCACCGTTGAGGTCGCGTTCGCCAGCGACAGCCTGGACACCACCCCAACGTGGACCGACATCACCGAATACGTCCGGGCTGGGTCCATCAAGATCGGCCGCTCCAACGAGCTCGACAACTTCGCCGCCGGCCAAGCGACCCTGACCCTCGACAACCGAGCCCGCACGTTCGATCCGCTCTACTCGGGCAGCATCAGCCCCACCGGTCTGAAGGCCCGCCGCCAACTACGGATCCGAGCGACCTACTCGGCCACGACGTACGAACTGTTCTACGGATTCGTTGCCGGCTGGCCCCTCGCTCCCACCGTCACCGGCGACAGCGTCTGCCGGGTTCAAGCCTTCGACGGTCTCGCATACCTCGCCAGCGTTGACCTGCCGACCGACGTCCTGACCTACACCATCGAATCCGGCAGCACCGCTCCGGTCGCATGGTGGCCCCTCGGCGATTCGCAACAGATCGTCACGGACCGCCAGGACACCTACGCGTACGCGTACAACACGACCGAACCCCGTACGGGCACCGCGCCCGGACAGTACCTAGCGGGCTCGTGCAACTCGTTCGACGGTACTTACGGAGCGCTTGGCCCCGCAGTCGATGCATCCGGCGCATGGACCGTGTGCTTCTTCTTCAAGACGGAAACGGCCGCTACCGGTGACGGACTCAATCCGATCCTCATGGGCGCCTCGAGCACGAACCCAGCGTCCATCGGAATCGACTCGTCGGGCCGCCTCACTTGGCGTCAATCGCCGTCCAACACAGCGAACTCCGGGTTCCCTGCAAACAATGGGCTCTGGCACCACGGTTCCGTCGTGTACTCCGGGTCCGGCGCTGCCAAGGTCTACGTCGATGGCTTTTACCTCAGCGCAGCTTCGGAGACCGGAAGCGGAGCCGACTCCACCGGCTGGCAACTGATCGGAATCTCAAACGTCGCCAACGACGAGCCGTACTACACCGGCGACCTCGCGCACGTCACGATCTGGCACGTCGCACTCTCCGCCTCCGACATCGCTGGCCTCGCGTCAGCAGGTCTG